GTCATGACCCCATACAGAATCTTCTAATCGCAATGGCAAACCATCAATAGCGCAAACATATCCTTGTATTGCCAAATGTTGTTCACGTTCAGCAGTTGTTAGACTACGTTTAGTGTCACAGAATATGACGCCAATAGAATCAACATCATTATCATCAGACAACATTTCATTAATTAATAAATTAGCACATTCTTTTTGAACTTTATGATTTGAAAAATTCGTAATATTTTTACGAACAAATTCTTTAATCAGATAAGTCTCACCATCAAAAACGTGAGTCTTATCATTATAAGTCTTATCAGAATTGCCTGTAAAAAGAGAATAAGCTCTCATAAAAGATTTGTAGAATTTTTCATAGTCATTAATACTAAATTCTTTGTTTCTTTCATAAAGACCAAACCATACAACTTGCAATGCGGCAAAAATATCGGTATTGAATTTGTAGGGTTTACGTTCTTTAGCAAGTCCGTAGATATCATCTAAAAACCGCATAGCTCGTTCTTGCGCAGTTTTTGTGAGAAAGTTTTTACCTTTATATTCGTCATCGATTGCTTTTTGGAACTCAGACAAACCTGCGTCGACATTGCCGCCACCAGCAGCTTTAATGAATGCTAAGAACACATATTCATCCCACTTACGACGATGATTCGGAGCCATGTCGAAGTATTCTGATTTCTCTAGTCCCTGTTTGTCAAATTTAGTCTCAAATAAGTAATGTCGTTCATTTTTATATTCCGCATATTGACGAGTAACAGAACGAACAGCTTTACAAATTTTAGACTGATCGTCACACATCAACATCTCCATAGGATTAACAGGAGTAGTTTGATTTAAATTGCGAAATTTAGTGATAGCTTCTTGCGAAGTGCAAACAGTAATATCTAAACAGATTGGATAATCTGAAAGATTTAATTCTTTCATATCTTTAATTTTTTTACCAGCCACACTAAATTTATTATTGTAGAAGTCAGTAAGAGCGCGAATGCGGTGACCGCCATCAATAACCAGATAATCAACACCTGGATATGTTTTTTGCATTTCAGAATCTTGCGAAATATCTCGCAGAGTGATAAGACCAATACCACTACCATAAAGCGCAGATTTAACAATCTGTTCGCTCTTATTATATGATTGAGAGGTTGGTGGACGTTGACCGATTGGATCGGGATTTAATCTTCCATTAAGAGTCAATTCAATAATTTCTTTAATAGATTTAACACGATATTCAATTTTCATAACAACTCCTGCGTCACACAAATGGTGACAAAAATTGCGTCTCACAATGGAGACAAAAAAAATGGGGGGAATAATCCCCCCGAGATCACATTAAACCCAATGAGGATTTAATATCTGAGAACTCACGATCCGAGATGTCTGCAACATGCAAATCTGCATCGGGAGCAACAGCCTTATCGACTTTAGCACTCTTAACTGGCTTAACCATAGGTGCAGCAGTCTTAACTGTAGCAGTCTTTGAACCTTTACGAGTGGCGCGAACTTGGATTTTGTCAGCATTCACCAACTTGTAAGAAATAACTTTACGACCTTGCTTGACGGTGTCAAACTCAGCATTAAAGAATTTGCGAAGACCGAACAGATAGATACCGATTGAACTTTCTTTGACTCCGAGCTTTTGAGCGATTTGGGTCTTAGTTACACCCTTATCACCAGCAGCTTTCATCATATTGTACAGAATGTACCCTTGTGTGTTTTTAGACATACTCAACTCCTTCATAATATAAACAAAACACTAATTTCTTAGCATTACAACCATTATACCTTATCCAATTGAAAAAGGCAAACATTATTTTTCAAATAAAATCAATGACTTACGCAAGACCTCCCATAAGGCTCCTGTTGGACCAAACCCTAGAGGTCTTAGGTATCCTAGCCAGTAGGAACTGCATTTGGTCTGCAAGGATTTTACGGTTCTTTAGGAGGATCTTTTCGTGTCTTGTTGGAACATAAGGAACATATAGAAGATGCATTCTTGCCTCTTCTGGAGTCTTATTTCCTTTCTTGTGGTTACAATCTCTACAAGCTGTAACTGTGTTCATCCAGATGTTTTTACCGCCACGAGATTTTGGCAATACGTGATCGATCGTCAATACACCAAAACTGTATTGTTCTCCACAATATGCACAAAGATAATGGTCGCGAGCATACAAAATCCCACGATCTGTGTAAATGCTTTCTTTGTCGTAAAATTCTTTTCCGAAGATTGGACCAGTGACGCCAATGATTGATGAGATGGCGATTTTTGATGTTTCGCCTTTTTTATTCTTTCCACCAACAAATTCTTTGACGTTTGTTCCAACTTCCCAAAGAACTTTTCCTTTAGCATAATATGCACAGGCAGTTTCTAAGTCTGCCCATTCTCTTGGTGTTCCCGCACTGTCGGTAACCAAAATTAATGACATGTAAACCTCACATTTTTATTTCAATGACAATTCGTCTTTTAACTTCTTGTCTCTTTCTTTCTTCAACTTCTCAACAACGCCAGTTCTGCGCAAATCCTTAAATGCGATATTCTTTTCATCGAACTCGCCTTTACGATTCAAGCCGCTCTGACGTAATTTCTTCAAGTCATCTTTTACTTTCTGCAACGACTTATGAGTGGCGCTTGGCTTTTTGATCGCCTTTAGAATTTTGTCTTTCCACTCATTAGAAATACTTTTTGCTTCATCTTTATCATATTGTGGTACTGAATACTTTGGCTCATGTAACCATTTGCCTTTTGTTAGAGAGTACACACCATCAGATTCAAATCCTGCCTTCTCGTCTTGAACAGTGACTTCGATTGTTAATCCATAAATGCGAATGTCGTATTGTTCTTTGAACTTTTTGTTTTTGACGTCGAAGAACTCTTTTGTTAATTCTTTACAATTGCTTAATGCTTTAATATCGCAAAGAATATGAATATCTAAGTCAGATGTTGGATTCCAGTTATAATTGGCATTTGAACCGATTAAAACGATTTCGTCAACGTTAAGCGGAGTTTCGCAGAACTTCTCAAATTCTTTTGCGATCTCTAGACACTTTTGACGCACTTCTGGCTTAAGTGTTTTGCCATCTTTTCCACCCCAGATTTTAGGGTTTAGAGTTTTGTGATATTCAACAGCTAACTTTTTTTCAGACATCATTAATTTCCTTCTGGGCTACAGTTTATTTATTAAATGATGTTTGGGAATTGGCGACCACGGAGAGATTCGAACTCCCGACCATGGAGGTAGAAGCTCCATGCTCTATCCAACTGAGCTACGTGGCCATTGTGGTTGAGGGACGTGGATTCAATGCTTCGGCGGGAGCATTCTCATAGCTGCTATAGACTGCATTCTCGGATTATTTATCTACGAGGCAATTGGCTCTCCCGCTACGACTCGAACGTAGATTCTATGATCCAAAGTCACATGTCCTACCAATTAGACGACAGGAGAATATTATCTTAATCTTCCTTTATTATACCCTTCTGGTATAGGAGAATCAAACTTTATTCTTGTTTGATCAATTCCATTATTAATCCAAATTTGTTTATATTTTCTATTATAAGTTAATCCCTTTGTACCCTTTCCATTGAAACCATTTTTATTATTAGATGGACGACCCTTTAAAGTTTGTGAAATTTTTAATTTTGTTTTCTCATCATGGTTGTGTTTAGCAGCACTACTTATATTAAATAAAGCTCCATCTTTTATGGCATCATCGACATTTTCTTTAGGGGTTCCCCAATACAAATGTTTTGGGTTTGAACATTTCCCGTTGTTACACGCGTGACAAAGAAATGCGCCCTTAGAACCATGAGGAATTGTTGTATTTAAAAACTCAGCCAAAACGCCTTTATGGTTGGTTGAATTTCCACCACGCTCCAAACAAGGCTCTTCCAAATTTAAATGTTTTTGTCTTTCGGATTTAGTTTCTTTTTCGATTAACAAATATACGTCTTTCATAGTAACCTCTAACAGTAAGTTTAATACGTTTATTTATATAAAACCTACCTTTAGACGATCCCTCATCAGTTAAGAATATTATACTTGTTATAATTGTAAAAGTAAAGTATAATAATATCAAATGAAAACAATAACTTAGGCGTATGTTTCTTGAGGTTGCTGTTCTGCTTGATGGACGAGTTGTCCTTGATCGTCATAAACTTTTACAGTATCTGCACTCATAGATGATGAGAATGCCATTGCTTCTTCCAAAGTTTCGAAATGGTGATCTGATGTTCCTAGAATCCCATTGATCCACTTGTGGAATCTTACTGTATGATGTTTTGGATGATGGCTCATTGTGTTCTCCTAATTGAAATATTTATACCAGATCTTCTTTGTTTTATCTGTATATTTTCTTAAGTTACGCTGATTCAACTTAACATTCAATTGTGGAAAACAATAAGCGAACACTAACATGTCTGAAATATCTGCACTATCATTAGGGTCAGCGTTTGATATAAAAGATGACCATGGAATTTCTTTAGATCCAACAATCGGCACACCTTGACTAATCAAATCTGCACTAACAATATTAAATGTCTCTGAGAAGTTACATTGTAAACCAATATCCATTGTCGCACATAATTTTAAAAATTCTTCTCTTGGCGTCCATTGGTGATTGATTAATTGATGACCAGTATCCGCTAACTGCTCAAATAATGTTCTAATATTATTCTTAACAGGGTCGCCGTTCATTTCAATTCTACCAACATTGACATGGAATCTTAATTTCTTACCGATTCTTTCTGCAAAATGCAAAGCTGCAAAAGCTTGAAGTAGTTGGTTCTTCAATGGACGAATTGCACCGAAACAACCAACATCGATGTATTCTTTATTTTTATCAAATTCTTTAGTTACATAATCTTGTGGGTAGTAATTCGGTAGATAAATTGTCTTAGCATCACCAATGATCATTGCAACTTCTCTAGTCATTCTTGGAGCATTACATGCAACAAGAACATTCTTAAATTTAGAATATTCAATGATCCAGTCCATCGCAATACCTTCGCCTGACATAAATGGCATTTCGCTGTGTAGGCGAACAATCCAAGTAACATTAGGGTGAAGTTTTTGTAAAACTGAAAATTTAGAAGGAACAACCCAAAGAGCTTCTATAATGACATGAGTTGGTTTGTGTTTATTGACTAGACGGTCTATACAATTGTTATCAATTGCAACTTCTAATTCAGATTCAAACCCCATATCCTTCATCATGTTATCCATGAATTTAGCTGAATTGTAAAGACCTGTACTTAATCCTATTGTTGCGTGCGTAGGTGCACTATAATCTTCTCTGCGCTTGAGGATGAATAATAATTTGGGCATGACAATTCCATAAAAAATAATTGGCGGATGGTGCACGATTATTTAGTTTATGGAATTTTGTTTTATTATTTCTTGTATTAAATATTTTTTAAAAGTGGTGCGGATGGTGGGACTCGAACCCACAAAACCTTGTTTCTAAGACAAGTAAGTATACCAATTCCATCACATCCGCTTATTCTTTTTACCTGCATGAGTATCTGTTTGAGCATGACAGTTCGGACATAAAATCCTAAGATTAGACAACGCATTATTAAAATGATTACCATCTATATGATCTAACTCTAATGGAATAGGTTTACCCATCCATTCCCTACCACCACAACTCTCGCATTTATGTTCTTTCAAACCATCACGCAACATTCTAATTCTTAACTTATGAGAAGAAATATAAAGACCACTGTTAATATATTCTATAGCAGTTTTTTTATTTTTTGGAATCTTTTTTCCTTTTAGACCTTGATTCCCACTATACCTAATTCCAAGTTTAGTTAAAGTAGAACGAACCTTACCTGCTTTACAATTGAGTCTTTTAGCTATCTCTGATATTGATAGAGATTCATTAATCCAAGAAATTATATCATCTTTTCTATCAGTATATTCTTTTTTATTATATATCATATGATTTCTTAATTAGTAGACACGCTTATATTTAGTAAAAGCAAGTATACCAATTCCATCACCTGGGCAAATCTGGAGGTAATGGTCAGACTCGAACTGACGATAGACTGCGTATGAAGCAGTTGCATTAGCCACTATGCTACATTACCTTGGCACCCCTAAAGAGACTCGAACTCCTAACCTCAACGTCCGTAGCGTTGCGCTCTAATCCATTGAGCTATAGGGGCATAAAATGTTCGGTTTATCTTTTCCCTCTGTGGCCAACAGAGTGCTAAGTTGTACACCTTAGCTGGATCCTACTAATGTCCTTGGTCTTACCAAATTACTCTACACCGAAAGGTTGAGTGACATTTTTTCTGATTTCTTTTTTGTTACTTTTTTCTTCTTACCAAAAATCTTATCCCAATTAGCAGCGTATGCTTTTTGGTTTCCTAATTTTGATCTAATACTATCACCAGTAACATCGTTTTTCGTAGCCATTATTTATCCTAATATAAATTGGGGTGATTGATGGGACTCGAACCCACAGCGACAGGAATCACAATCCTGGACTCTACCATTGAGCTACAATCACCATTGGAGCGGAAAACGAGACTCGAACTCGCGACATCTTCCTTGGCAAGGAAGTGCTCTACCAACTGAGCTATTTCCGCATCACTCTATATATGCCACCAGATGATAACGCTCCATCGTCTATGCTTTACCAAAGCATTGTACTGCTTTTGTACTATGGCGGCGAATTTTGTTGGTTTCTTTTTTTACGAGCTTCACTCATCTTTCTTTTGGATTCTTCGGAGTGTTTTCTTCCCTGAAAAGTATTATAATTTATTCTACCTTCCTCATGAAATCTTTTCAATCTATCGCTTGATATCTTTTTATTTTTTTCTATTTGGGAGGAAAACTCAACACCATACTTTTTTATCATAGTGGTTTTAGCTTTTTCTTTTATCTTATTATAATGTTCTTTTGTGTGAGTTGGATTATTTTTAATAGAATTTAAATAGTCAAATCCACCCCAACCCCCAATCTTTAAATTATATGTATTACCTTCACTTAAATAATCTTCATTGACCAGCTCAGCTTCTTTAGCGAACATCTCTTCTGAATTATCATAGACATGGAGAATTTCTTTAGTGAAATTCTCCAGTCCATTTTTTTCGATGGATCGTTTCAGGTATTTACCCGAACCCATGTATCCATCATCAAGCTTTTCGGTCTTATGTGACCCAATATAGGTCTTGCCGTTAAGCTTGTTGGTAATTTTATATACTGTATAGAACATTTTGTCCTTCTAATACACGTATATAGTCATCACCGCAGGGCGACCCGTATGGGGATCGAACCCATGGTTTCATGCGTGACAGGCATGCGTCTTAACCACTCGACTAACGAGCCTCAACTTTTTTACGAATAACTTCAAAGTCAATTGGAGTATAATCGATCTGTTCAACTGAAACGTTGATATATCGATCATCATCCATAACATGAGCATGAAGATGTCCGTGAATATTATACTTCCAACGAAATTCTAAGTTTTTTGGATGTAAAGGAACATGAGACAATACAAAACTGTTCAATTCCCAAATACCATAAATTTCTTCAAATCCGACATCAATATATTCTTTTGTTTTTAGAATATCGTGATTGCCGCGAATCAAAACTTTTCTACCATTCAATTCTTTAACGATGTGCAAGAACTTTCTGCTCATCACAACGTCACCCAAATGATAAACTTTATCTTCAGGCTTTACTGTTGCATTCCATCTTTTGACCATTTCAACATTCATTTCTTCCGCATTAGCGAAAGGGCGCAATGGAGAACCATCAGGTTTCTTGAACGTTGTACAAGTCTTTTCATGACCAAAGTGCGTATCGCCAATCAAAAATGTTTTAGACATACGACCTCCTTTGGTTATATCTAATTGGTGCCTCTTGGTGGTTACGATCCACCGTTTTAGTCTTATCAGGACTATGTTCTACCATTGAACTAAAGAGGCAATGAAATCTTTTGTTAAATGTTCTTCTAATAGAACATACAATTTAACATTGTTTTGTTGAATGACCTTGTTTATCTTATCTGTATCAATTTTTGCTTTATGCTTATTTTTCGGATCAAGATATATGTCATATTCAGTCAAATAAAAATCTGCGAAATAGTTTCTCTCGTCATACTTTAATGCTTTTGGTCTAATCCAAGATAGGTTTAGCTCTTGTAAAATTTGAAAGCATCTTAGTTCATATGAACTTTGTAATGTTGTTACTTTGCCGAAAGAATCTACATTTGGTGCACGATGAGAGACTCGAACTCCCAACCTTCTCCGTGTAAAAGAGACACTCTGCCATTGAGTTAATCGTGCATTATCTTTCCATCAACTGAGCAACAAAATCTAACAATAGATTATGATGCTCATATTCGTGCCAATGCTGTTGCATATAATTCGCACGATACCATGATCTTAAACTTTCAGGGTGACAACCAATCAGACCAATTCGCTTTTGCATAATTGCCATTGGCTCACCGCTATAATATGTCGCGATAGTCTTGTAATTTTGTTTTTCAGCAATAAAAGTTGGACCATCATAAAAAAACATATTATAATATTTGTTCTCCCAAAACACAGGAGCAATCGTAGGAAATGATCTTTTGATCTCACTCTTACGACGTTTAATATACTGAACAACTTTTATATCATTCAATATATTAAAATAGTGTGGACCTGCCCAATAAGCACCCATACAGATACCAAGATAACGCCCACCATTATCAACAAATTCAGTTACTGCTTCAAAGTTTGGTTTGAGCAGTTTATTATAAGCATCCGAGTCGCCATGACCTCCAGGAAATGCTATAATATCAATTTTCTTAAAAGTTTTAGGATTACATTCTTTTTCAGAAAAGACTTTAATCTTAAAATCAGAAGACAATGCTTTGACCATACCTTCGACGCATTCTCTCGATGCCTCAGGATGATGACGGAACAAAGCAATCTTCGGTTTAGCCATTACGCACCCTTGGAGTAGCGAGTGGGATTTGAACCCACGACTTTACAGTTTTGCAGACTGTTGCTTTTGACCTCTCAGCCATCGCTACAAGAAGGAGCGTACTTTCTAGATATCGCTATTCTATTGCCCTTTATAGCACCAGCCAACATTTTTTTTCTACCTTCTTCAGAAACATTCTTAACACCAAATGTTGGAGTTAATGAATGACAATTTGGACAAAGAACTCTCAAATTTTCAATTCTATTATCGGTGCGATTTCCGTTAACATGATCTATGTTAAAGGATAATTTATTTCCTCTCCAATCTGTTATACCACAGTCTTCACACTTCTCACCTTTAATCATTAAAACATACTTTCTTGTACTCTTTTCATATTTCGTATTTTCTTTCAATCTTTGTGAAAACCTTTGTTTACTGGAAAATTCACCTTGACAAATATGACCACAAAACTTACCCACACTTTGTGATGGAAAATAATCAAATTCTTTTTCGCAATTTAAACAATCTGCTTTCATTTTTTTCTCTTAGTTAGGAGACTTATTTTTATTTATAACTCCTAACTATTTAGAATGGCGTTCCCATGGGGACTCGAACCCCAATTCTCAGCGTGAAAGGCTGGTATCCTGACCAGTTAGATGATGGGAACGTATGAATTAAGCATTAATAAAATATCCTTAAAC